AAAACAACTGGTGGTAAAAATGGATTTGGAGCTAAACTGGCAAATCTGTTTTCTACATGGTTTCAGGTTGAAACTGTAGATCATGTTAGGGGTCTTAAATATATCCAAGAATTTACAGATAATATGACTATTAAAGGCAAACCAAAGGTATCTAAAGTAAAGGGCAAACCATATACAAAAATTTCATGGATTGTTGATTTTAAAAGATTTGGTATCGAGAAGTATAATGATAGTATTCGAGATATGATGATTCGTAGGATATATGATATTGCTGGAACAGGTAAAAACATCAATTTATATTATAATCGGGAAAAACTAAAGATAAAATCATTTAATCAATATATTAAACTATACACGGGTAATAATGATATTGTATGCGAATGTATTCATAGTAGATGGGAAATTGGTGTATCTGTTAGTAAAACAGATAAGTTTGAACAATATTCATTTGTAAATGGTATTTATACACAGAAAGGCGGAAAACATGTTGATATGATTGTTAAAATGATTACATGTAAAATTGCTGAATATATTAAACGGAAACACAAAAAAGAAATCCCTGAGAATTATATTAAGAACTATCTGAAGGTATTTGTCAACAGTATAATTGAAGATCCATCATTTGATAGTCAAAGTAAAGAGCGATTAATTACACCAATGAGTAAATTTGGCAGTAAACCTGAAATAGATAATAAGTTTATAAAAAAAGTAATTGATAATTTGGATATCATTGATAAAGTAATATCATTTGCAGATTTTAAGTTAAACAAAGAAGCAAAAAAAACAAATGGACAAAAAGTAAATCGTTTAAGAAATATTCCTAAGTTAGATGATGCAAATAATGCAGGAACTAAATATAGTGATAAATGTACACTTATTTTAACAGAAGGAGATTCTGCTAAAACAATGGCAATTAGTGGTTTAAGTGTAATTGGACGAGATAATTATGGTGTATTTCCATTAAAGGGTAAAGTATTAAATGTTAAAGATGCATCGCAAAAACAAATTATGGATAATTCAGAAATTACAAATATTAAGAAAATTTTAGGATTAGTTGAGGGTAAAGAATATAAAAATACAAGTAGTCTTAGATATGGTAAAGTTATGATTTTGGCAGATCAGGATCATGATGGGTCTCATATTAAGGGATTAGTATTAAATATATTTCATACATTATGGCCATCTCTATTAAAGAATAATTATGTCTTATCTATGATTACACCTATTGTTAAAGTAAATAAAGGTAAAAATATTCATTCATTTTATAATTTAACTGATTATGATAATTGGCAAAATACGACAAATGATTATAAAAAGTATAATACTAAATATTACAAGGGTCTAGGAACTAGTACAGCATTAGAGGCGAAAGAATATTTTAAAGATATGAAAAAGAATGATTATTCATGGACTAACGATAGTGAAATGAGTATGAATTTAGCATTTAAGAAAGATTTGAGTGATAAACGTAAGGAATGGTTATATGGTTACGATAAAAACAATATTGTAGATGGTAAAGAAACGAATATTTCAATTGAAAAATTTGTTAACAATGAATTAATTCACTTTTCAAATAGTGATACACTAAGGTCTATTGGATCAATTTGTGATGGATTAAAACCAAGTCAACGTAAAATTTTATATTGTGCATTTAAGAGAAAATTATATTCAGAGATTAGGGTTGCTCAACTTGCAGGATATGTAAGTGAAAATGCAGCATATCATCATGGCGAGGCATCATTACAATCTACGATTATTGGTTTAGCACAAAATTATGTTGGAACAAATAATATAAATGTATTATTACCGAATGGTCAATTTGGGACAAGAATTATGGGAGGACATGATTCAGCAAGTCCTAGGTATATTCATACTGAATTAAATCCTATAGTCGATCTAATTTATCCAAAATCAGATTTTGATTTATTAACATATAAAGATGATGATGGTATATTAGTTGAACCAGAATATTATGTTCCTATCATTCCTATGGTATTAGTAAATGGCATGAAAGGTATTGGAACAGGATTTAGCACAACTATTCCACAATATAATCCTGTAGATATCATTACAAATATCCAAAATAAATGTAATAAAAAGCCATATCATATCATTAAACCTTGGTATAATGGATTTACTGGAATAATTGAGAAAGTAAATGACGATATGTATATTACCAAAGGAAAATATAATATACTAAGTAAAAATGTATTATTAATTACAGAATTACCAATTGGTAAATGGACTCAAAATTATAAAGAGTTTTTAGAAGGATTAATTTATGATAAAACCAAAAAACAAAAATTTTACATTTTGGATTATGTAGACCATTCGACAGACGATACCGTTAAATTTGAAGTCCGGGTTGAACCAGAAGTATTAATTAATATCAAATGTAATGTTGAACGACATACAGATACAATTGAAGATTTATTTAAACTGAGTAGTACATTATCATTAAGAAATATTCATTTATATGATAGTGGTGGAACAATTAAACGATACAAAAATATTTATGAAATCTTTGATGAATACTATTTAACAAGGTATACTCTGTATGTTAGGAGGAAAGAATATATATTAAAATGTATAAAATATCAATTAGATTTAAATAGTAGTAAAATGAGATTTATTACAGATGTTATTGATAATAAAATTGTTGTATTTAAGCAAAAAAAGGAAGTTATTGTTGAAAGATTAAAAGAATTAGAATACCCATTAAATATTGATAAATGTTTAGATATGAAATATAGTGTAGAGAAATGTAAAACAGGTTACAATTATTTAATCCATATTCCATTATATCATCTGGGTATAGAAAAAATAGATGAATTAAATGATGAGATTGAAAAGTTACAGGGCGAGTATGATGTATTATTTAAGAAAACTGTTGAACAGATATGGTTAGATGAATTGAAACTATTAAAAGATAAACTATAGATAAACTATAGATAAACTATAGATAAATATTAAAGTTTAAAAATATATTTTTTTCTAAGTTATAATAATATTATGGGAGGAGGATTAATGCAATTAGTTGCTTATGGTGCTCAAGACATTTACCTTACAGGTAATCCACAAATTACTTTTTTTAAAGTAGTTTACAGGAGACATACAAACTTTTCTATGGAACTAATTCGACAAACATTAAATGGTACAGCGGGTGTTAGTTCTACACAAAGTTGTACAGTTTCTAGAAATGGTGATTTAATTATGGATGTATGGATAAGTGAAAATTCTGTAAATAGTATCGAGGGTGAAATATATGAATATATTGAGAATGTAGACTTATTAATAGGCGGGCAATTAATTGATAAGCATTACGGTGATTGGAATGCTGTATGGTGGAATTTAACTATACCAGAATCTAAAGTAAATGGTACAAGAAATATGTTTATTGGTCAATCAGGTTCAACAGATGTTGGAGCAATAAATGGTAGTTATTTTTACTACCCATTAAATTTTTGGTTTTGTAAAAATCCTGGATTAGCGTTACCAATAATTGCTTTACAATATCATGAAGTTGAGTTTAAAATTAAATGGGGTAGTAGTTCTATTGTTTCAAATCCTGAAGTATGGATTAATTATGTATATTTAGATACTGATGAACGTAGAAGATTTGCCCAAGTTGCCCACGAATACTTAATTGAACAAGTACAAAGAGATACATTTTCAGGAGATCAAAAATTATTTGATTTAAAATTTAATCATCCAGTTAAAGAATTAATATTTGTAAATGATATAACGACTACATCAACAGGTGCAACTGCTTCATTTGCCCCCATAAGATGTACTGCAAATTGTACAGATAAATCTAAACTAACAAGTGGTGGTGTAGGACCTTATAATAATGCAGATGCAACTAAGTGTACATTAGTATTAAATGGTCATGATCGTTTTCAATCGAAAGAAATGAAATATTTTAAAGTATGTGAACCTATGAAATATCATACACGAGTCCCTTCATCTGGAAATAGATTTATTTATTCTAAATCATTTGGATTTGCGGATATTTTACAAGCAGGTAGTATAATATATACTGCCTTAAAACCTGTTAGAATATTATCATTTGAAATAATATTTACAGTTGTTCCAAATACAGGGGTAACACTTAAACTTGGTGCTAATAATGGAGCGAATGATGCAGACCTGGATGCTAGTTATGATCAATTGGGAGCTACTACAGGTAGTATAACTGCAGTTGGAAAAACAACTATAACATTACCGGATGATGAAAGTATATGTATTGCACACGGTAAACATATTATATTAGATGGTAGCGCAGATCTTTCTAGTGGTGCTGGAATTATTACAATGGAATTAGAAGAAATACCATTACTTATTGCTGGTAAAAATACACAATTATCTAATATTTATTGTTATTCATTTGCTCTAAAACCTGAAGAACATCAACCAAGTGGAACATGTAATTTTTCAAGAATAGATGTTGCACAACTTATTTTTGATGATAATGTTGGCGATTCTAGTACAACATTAAAAATATTTGCAATAAATTATAATATATTAAGAATTATGAGTGGTATGGGTGGTTTAGCTTATTCTAATTAAAAACCTAAATTATTTTTTTTTTAAAATATTATATTAGTATAATTATAATATGGTTAAGTTAGATGAACTAATTAATAATAATATATTCATATGTTTTTTATTAATAGTAATAGGATACTTTATTGCTAAAATGTTTGCCAATAGTTGTAATTGTGCAAACGGGTTTAGTGTTGGTGCTCAAACTGATCAATGTCGTAGAGATAATTTATGTTCTGGTAAAGATGAAGGGTATGATTTCTGTTGGGATCCACAAGTAGGACTTAATGCAGGTTTAATAGATAGAGGGAATTTTAAAGAAAATTGTGATACTCAAGAAGGAATGTTTCAATATTCTGGAACTTGTGATAGCAATACCCATGAATTTTATGTACCATTAACTGATGCTGGTGGTTATTATAATGGTCGTGATTATGATCATTGTTTACAAGAATCAAGTGATCCTAGAGAAATATATGCCTGTGGTGTAGGTGGTACAAAATGTTTAGATTGCACAAACGAT